TGTTGGAAATACTGCTGTTGCAGCAGCTACTGATTTCATAGTTCCAGCAAATCATGAACCTTTAACTATTAATATAGGGAGACCAAGTGCTCAAAGAGTGGTTGGTATAACAACTACTGATACAACTGTTGTTGTTGATTTTCCAGAAGGAACTGGTGCACCATTTTTTGTTGGTCAAAAAGTGAGTTTAACTGTAACTGATCCTCAAAATAGACATTTTGAGTTTACAGATAAACCAGTTGCAAGTATTAATAATACTTCTAATGTTGGTGGTTTTTTTGGAACAAGATTGGTAGTTACACATAGTTATGGTGCAATAGCTGGTGTTCATACAGCATTTGTTAGTGGAGATGGTCAAACTGCTGAGTTAAGAGATGTGGTTCATATTTCTGCTTTGGCAAAACCAAATGGTCATGGTCTTGCTGCAACAGGTGCAGTTCATTTCCAACAAGTTCAAGTTACCAGTGGAGCATAATGAAACTTATTAGAGAAGAAATAGAATCAGTTGACTTCATTGTTGAAGAACGCAATGGTAAAAAGTCAATGTATATTGAGGGTATTTTCTTACAAGGAGATATTCAAAATAGAAATGGAAGAATGTATCCAATAGACACCTTGAGAAAGGAAGTTCAAAGATACAATGAATCTAATATTGTGACTGGAAGAGCACTTGGAGAACTTGGTCATCCAGATGGTCCTACTGTTAATCTTGATAGGGTTTCACATAAGATTGTTTCTCTAAAAGAGAATGGATCTAACTTCATAGGTAAGGCAAAAATATTGAACACTCCAATGGGAAATATTGCAAAAAATCTTATAGATGAAGGTGTAAAATTAGGTGTTTCCTCAAGAGGTGTTGGCTCATTAAAACCAACAAAAGAAGGATATAATGTAGTCAGTGATGACTTCATGTTATCCACTGCTGCAGATATTGTAGCAGACCCTTCTGCTCCTGATGCTTTTGTTGAAGGAATCATGGAAGGAAAAGATTGGATATGGGATGGTGGTGTTCTAAGAGAGCAACAAATTGCCAAAACATACAAATCAATCAATACTCTAGTTGATAAAAAACAATTAGATGAAAATAAATTAAATATTTTCAACGATTTTCTTAATTCGTTGTAAAATTTTAATCTACTAAATAAATATAGATTTAAGTTAATAAATCCAAATGTCTCGTGGTACAAAATTACAAGAAATGGAGCAATCTAAAACTGCTGTGAATGCTAATGCAACACCTGGTGACACTGCCATGCCAACTGCAGGTAGTAATGCATCTGGTGTTTCAGTTGCAGGTAACACAGCCCAAGTAGAGGATCTTGGAGGTCCTACCCCTCAAAATTACAAACCAGATGATGATTCTGCCAAGTTAAAAGAACCTGGTGCGACTCTCAAACAGGTTAGTGATGTAGTAACTAAAAATGCTGCAAAAGCAGATCCAATGCCTACTGGCAATGCAACTCCTGGCACATTAAGTCAAGGAGATGAAGTTGAGTTAGATGACTCACAAGAAGTAGTTTCTGAAGATCAATCAGAAGAAGCCACAGAAGAGGCACTAGTTGATGAAGGTATTAACATTGAAGATGATGTTAATGCACTTCTAGGTGGAGAAGAATTATCAGAAGAATTTAAAGAGAGAGCAAAGACAATCTTTGAAGCTGCTCTTAATTCTAAGATGAAGGAAATCCAAGAAACTCTAGAAATCCAGTATGAGCAAAAACTCAATGAGGAAAAAGAAGAATTAAAAATCTCTTTACAAGAGAGAGTAGATTCTTACCTTGAGTATGTTGCTGAAGAGTGGATGACAGAGAATCAACTAGCAATTGAGCATGGACTCAAGACTGAGATGACAGAATCATTCCTCTCTGGAATGAAGAGTCTCTTTGAAGAACATTATGTAACAATCCCTGAAGACAAATATGATGTGCTTGAGAGCATGGTAGACAAACTAGATGATATGGAGACAAAACTCAATGAGCAAATTGATAAGAATATTGGTTTAAACAAGAGACTTGGAGAGTCTGTTGCTACTAATATTGTAGATCAAGTTTCTGAAGGGTTGGCAGCAACTCAAAGAGAAAAGCTCAGCTCACTTGCTGAAAGTGTAGAGTTTGAAAGTGAAGAAAAATATCGTGAAAAGTTAGAAGTTCTAAGAGAGTCATACTTTAGTGGAACAACTAATGAATCTGCGAAAAAAGTGTCTAACGCTCAAACATTATCTGAAGGTGTAGATAGTACACCTACTCCTGTTTCATCAGGAATGGATGCTTATGTAAGAGCATTAGGAAGCTTTAAGAAAAAGCAGAACTGAATTTGTAATTAATCAAACGTAAATTTCACACAATTAGGTAAACGCAATGTTCCAATCAGAACACTTGCAAGAGAAGTGGGCACCACTACTTGACTATGAAGGTCTTGATCCAATCAAAGACAGTCACAGAAGAGCAGTAACCTCTGTCTTGCTAGAAAACCAAGAAAAATTTTTAAAAGAAGAACAAGCATTCTCATCAGGTATAAACTTGATGGAATCACCAACCAACTCAGGTAACGCAGCTGGTGCACAAGGTGGATTTGGAGGAGGAGCTGAAGCAGGTGGTCCTGTTGCAGGTTTTGATCCAGTTTTAATCTCCTTGATTAGAAGGGCAATGCCTAACTTAGTTGCTTATGATCTTGCTGGTGTTCAGCCAATGTCTGGACCAACAGGTTTGATCTTTGCAATGAGATCCAGATTTACTAACCAGAGTGGTACAGAAGCACTATTCAATGAAGCAGATACTTCATTCTCTGGTACAGATGCTGGTTCTGACAACACACTAACAAATCCATTCTCAGATGTAAATACTGGTATTGGTACAAACACACAGAGAGGAGATAACCCATCTGTTCTTAACCCAGTTGGTACTGCATCAACTAACACAGCAGCTTTCACAGTTGGTCAAGGAATGGCAACTGGTGATGCTGAAGCACTTGATGGTTCAGGCAATGATGCCTTTAACCAGATGGCATTCAGTATTGAGAAAGTTACTGTTACTGCTAAGTCCAGAGCACTAAAAGCAGAGTACAGTTTAGAACTAGCTCAAGACCTCAAAGCAATCCATGGATTGAATGCAGAAGCTGAGTTAGCAAACATTCTATCAACTGAGATTCTTGCTGAGATCAACAGAGAAGTGATCAGAACAATCTATCTTGTTGCTGAACAGGGTGCTGTTGCAAACGTTGCCACTGCTGGTAACTTTGACTTAGACGTTGACAGTAATGGTAGGTGGTCTGTTGAGAAGTTCAAAGGACTTCTATTCCAGATTGAAAGAGATGCTAATGCTATTGCACAGAGAACAAGGCGTGGAAAGGGTAACATGATCCTTTGTTCTGCTGATGTTGCATCTGCACTAACAATGGCTGGTATCCTAGACTACACACCTGCACTCAATGCTAACTTAAATGTTGATGACACTGGTAACACATTTGCTGGTACAATCAATGGTAAGTTCAGAGTCTACATTGACCCATATTCTGCTAACCTAACATCTGCAAATGGTGCTAACAACAGTGGTACACAGTACTATGTTGTAGGTTACAAAGGAACTTCACCATATGATGCAGGATTATTCTACTGTCCATATGTACCTCTACAAATGGTAAGAAGTGTTGGAGCAGAGAGTTTCCAACCCAAGATTGGCTTTAAGACTAGATATGGTCTTGTTGCTAACCCATTTGCTGAAGGCACAACTAAGGGACTTGGTAGATTACTCATCAACTCTAACAGATACTACAGAAGAGTGGCTGTTAAGAACCTTATGTAATTCATATTGCATATTTCTCAAAGACCTCCTTAAAGGGGGTCTTTTTTTATCTAAATAATTAAAAAACTTGTGACATGGCATATCGCATAGAAAAACCTAGTATAATGTCCAGTGTTGGAACTGTTTATTACAAGGGTGACAATGTTTGGGATGAAACATTTGATAATAGAAAACTTTATGATACAGAGGCAGATGCAAAAGCAGAACCTTACATTTGGAGATGGGAGCACGCATCTGTTGTAGATGAAGGATAACTATGAAAAGTTTTGTTGATTTTTCAGAAAATTTAGAAGATAGAAAAAAACAATTGATGCAGAAGCAAAGAGTGATGCAGCAAATGGAAAGAGAGAAGGCGTCTAAAAATAATCAACAGTTCAAACAAGATTTAGAAGATAAACAATCTAGTATAGAAAAAGAAAAAGAAGAAGCAAAGAAAAGAGAGCAATTAAAAAAAGAGATAAAAGATGAAATAAAAGATGAAATGAAGGATAATGTAGAAGAAGAATTAAATCAAGATGATAAACCTTTTGTAAAAAAGTTAGTTGGTAAATTAAGAAAAGGTTCTAAGACACATGCAAAACAAGCAGATGACTTAGAGAAAGCAATGTCTGAAGAATCTAATCCAAGAATACCTAGAAAGAAAGGTCAACCTGCAGGTTCTAAAAAACATTCAGATTTATATACAGATGAAAATCCTAAAGGAACTATTCATGGACTTGGTTT